AAAAAATATTTAGCTGATATTTTATATCAAGATGCCTTGAGAACAAGTAGGGCAGAATTACAAGAAGTATCTTTTTTCCAAGAAGAAACAACTGATTCTTGGACGCTTGAACAACTCCAAATTCAATATGTAAAAGATCAAATAAGTTTTTTTGAGTCTGGTAATTTAAATGCTCAGGTAAATGAAACATGGAGGCTTATAAATGGCTAAAGAAATAAAGCACAATCCTTCACCACTTGATATAGTGGTGTTGGAAAACAAAATAAGAATGTGGCATAAAGACCGTAACCTTATTGATAAAAGCACAGACCAATTACAAATGGTAAAACTTATTGAAGAAGTCGGTGAGTTAGCCAGAGCAGTCAGTGTCACTTCAGCACAAGACGATTACAAAAGTAAATTTTTACTTCGCGATGCTATTGGTGATATAATGGTTGTACTGATTAATATGTGTGCTCGCAATGATTTATCACTGCGTTTATGTCTATATACGGCTTATGACCAAATAAAAGATCGTAAGGGTACAATGGTCAATGGTATTTTTGTAAAGGAGAAAACAAATGGGTGAAGATGAAATGCGGTTTGAGGATGACCCACGAGCACATGAAGAGCAAGACCATCAAAGGTACTTTCCAAAGGTGCAAGAAGTGACTTTTGGTAATTCGGGTTTGGCTGATATGATGACTCCTTCTGATACAAATATGTATAGACATAAACATGGATCAGCAACACAAGGAACTAGATACACATATAAAAAGGGAGATAACAATGGGTGAATATGAATGTTGGGACTGCAACGAAACCTTCTGGTTAGAAGAACCACCTGAAGATAGAGACGTATGTGATGAATGTAGAAAGGAATACAAAAATGACAAGACTTAAAGATGCCGTTCAGGAAGACATTCAAAGTGCTATAGAGGATTATCACGACGAAATCAAATTACATAAAGAACTTTATGGTGATAATTATACAATAGAGGATGCGACTGGCTTAACGGTCAAAGCTGGAGTAAGAGCCAGAGCACGATTAGTCAGCAAACTTTTTGCCAATGGTCTTAGTGAAGATGAAGTTGAAAAAATTGTAGATGAAAACGCCTAAGAAAAAGAATTACCCACGTCCCACTTATCAACGTTCCCGTCGGCTACAAGAAAGATGGAGCAAGTCTAAGTTCAGTATGTACGAAAACAAAACACCAACTGAAACGATTGACAATACATACCATCGTGAATCTATTATCCACAGTTTAATGACAGAAGCTCCTCGGTGTAGGATTTGTGATAGGTTGCCGACGACTCTCGGTGATTTCATTTATTCCCATTTTCAATCTTTATATAAGTGTGAGATATGTTTCAGTATATTCCCTCATTTCTTCACACAAGACTCGCAATACAAAACTTGGATACCTTACCTCAAACGTAAGAACAAAAAGAGTAAGTAACAATACCTCTTAAGCTATCTTGCCTTATTATAATTATATAAACAAAAACAAGGAGTTAGACATGGCGACACGAGGTTACTATCATTTTCTTAATACCCACCCTGACTACGAAATTGGTCAGGTAAAATTATACGTTCACTGGGATAACTATCCATCTGAGGCTTTTAAACGAATTGAAAAAGTCTTAGCCGAAAGCCCCAACCTTATTGATATCCGCAACCACTTCATCAAACACCACAATGCTAAAGTCGCTTGGGACTTTGATGGTACTATAAATCCTGCTGAAGAAGGTATCTCGGTGGATTACAAGTATAGCATAATCGTTGGTGCAAATGTAGAGGGCAAAGAAAAAGCAACCGTCTTAGTTTATAAAGAGGATTACTTCGGTGAACATACTTTTGATATTCCTCAGCAACATTTATATAAGTCCTGGGATATTGTTCCTCTACAAACACCACTTAAAAATGTTGTCAATGGATAACATTTTTATACCTCTTGAACTATCTTGCCTTATTATATTAGTAATGGTTAATTAACAGAAAGGAGCTAACCATGAAACATAACATCAATGATTTAGGTATTACCTATCATGAGTACTTCACTAATGCTTTACATGTCTGGGCTTACAAACAAGGCAGACGTGCTGACCTCGGTCCCTTCTTAGACAGACGTGCCGTGCAAAACGACTTTCCAGTTTATCATTATCAATGCTCTGAGGACGGTCGTGCTTTTACAACTGTTGCCGATTTAAGAACAGAAAGCCTCATTTGTACTTACTCATACAACAACGGTCATGAAAATGTGTGCAAATCAATCATGCTTCACAACGAGGAAATACCTTTAAAGGAAAAAGATATAATTAGTCTTTTCTGGGATCTTGTCAAAGAAGATAGGTTTGGCTTCTATATCGTGAAAACTGCTAGTTAGGAGGGTAAAAATGAAATATGCTTATATCTTTATTTACCTCGTGTTCAGCCTTATGGGTTGTCTCGCAATTTTAATCAGTCTGCATATGTAATGGAGGGAAAAATGCAAAACTATGAAGTAAGAACCATGCCCGATGGTATCTATGTTGTGGTTGCTGACGGTAAACCCGTCACGACACATAGCTCTCACCTTGACGCACAAAGGGTCTCGGACCATATGAATAGGTTAGAGGAGCATAAACAAAAAGAAGGTTTGCTATATACTACTGAAATGAAATCGGAGTAGTAAACAAAATCAGATATTATAATATACGATATCTAATATCGATTATTTCCGTTACGAGTCAACAAGTGGGTTTCATTCAGCATGATTAGAATTCACTTGTTGCTTCTATTAAGCAGAGCTATATAATATAGATATGGCAAGAGCTAAAATAACACATAGACCTAAACTAGCAGTAGTCGCAAATCCTAAAATAGATTTTGGATTGACGCCTAAGCAAGAAAAGTTTTGTAAAATCTACGCAACTCAGGAAGTAACCCAGACTGAGGCGGCGATTGAAGCAGGATATGCGATATCAAATGCACATGCGATTGCTAGTAAGATGCTTAATGGCAGAGACTTTCCCCAGATTCTGGATAGGATTCTTCAACTCAAAAATGAATTACAGCAGAAGTATGAAGTTACTTTTGAAAGTCATGTTCGTAAGCTGTCCCAGATTCGTGATGAATCATTAGCAAATCAAAACTATGCCTCTGCTGTCGCCGCAGAAAAAGCAAGAGGACAAGTTGCCGGATTATATATAGATAGAAAAGAAATACTTCATGGTAAGATTGACCAAATGGATCGTCAAGAAGTGATGGACGAAATCAAAAGAATACAATCCGAGTTCCCTCAACTTGTGAATCATGTAGAGTCTAAGGCGAAAAGCAAATAATCTAAAGATAACTTTTTAGTACCTCCTAACTTATCTTACTTTATTATATAAGCATATTTAAAGTTAACCAATCAAAGGAGCTATCATGTTTAAAAGTGCAACAAAGTATTTCACTGAGTTATCTGAATCGGCTGAATGGTCTGGTGGTAAATGTTTTGCTGGAAGTATCTTGGTTCAGGAGTCCTATGCCGTTTGCGAAATAGAAAATGTTTACACCTGGACACCCAGTGACGTAGAGCAAGTTACAGTAATTAGGATGCCTTCACATTGTGTCCAAGGTGGGGAATCTATTATGGTAATTTATGAAAAGTTTTTCCATAGGATGGTTGGTGAAAAATCACCTGAGAAAGAAATATGGTACTGTGATTGCAATGCAACTCTTAACGAATGTCTCAGAGTTATCAAAAACAATTTTTTATTGTAGATAAAAAAAGTTATCATAATGAGCAATTAGGTGTTTACAAAGAGTATTAATTGCATTACTCTATTAATAACAAGTAACCAACAAGTCTCGTAGAAAGGGGATTTAATTATGGCTCAATCAGCTAAAAAGGTTCAGGCTCCTCAAAAGCCAACTACTACTATCTTCACTGGCATCAGCGGTTTATCTGCTGAGCGTATCAAATCACGTGAAGGTGTTACTACCGCCGATATTACTGCCTTTGTTAGTCAACATGCAGGAGGCAATATTAACAATGTTGGCGTCAGGCTCACTGACACAGTCAACTCCAAGGATGAGTTACCTTTTCCTTGGGAAAAGAAAAAAACCTTATATGAAGAAAACGGTACGGCAAAGTCCGGTCTTCGTGCAAAGGTCGTCTGGCAACTAATTAATTCTTCCAACGGCAAGGATCCGCTTACACTTGCTCAAGTTGACCAGTTCCACAAGTCTATCAAAGCACGTTCGTTTCATGCTTTAATTGACGCTCTTAACGGTGGGCAGTCTGCAAAGTCTGTTTCCTGGGGTAAAAACTTCATAGAGTTATACGTTATCCCTAAGCAATAATCTACCCTCCCCCAGTGAAATATCTGGGGGATTTTTTTGAGGTAAAATATGATTAAACCTGAAACCAAGTTTTGGAACATAATTAAAAAACAGACCGAGGGAATGTGTCACTGGAGCAGGATAGAATCCTACACCGCTACTGGGATACCTGACCTGAGTGGGGCTTATAAGGGGAACGAGGCTTGGTTTGAATTGAAAGTTTTAACAACAAGAAACGACAAGAGTTACCCAGTATTTAGACCCCTCCAGATTGCATGGCAGACCTTAAGAACTCAGCACGGAGGTCGGGTTTATAACTTGGTTCATCATCCTTCGTCCGGGAGTCTATTAATTATTGATGGAAAACACCTTGGACCGAGATTGATGGATCGCGACTTCAAGTACGATGGTCGTCGACCGATCAACATGGATCGTGAGAAGTGGCAAGTCTTATTTTCTCAAATGTTCTCGGGAGAGGATGGATGGATGGATTGACGATTCTATTTGAATCATATATATAGGTACAGTCATAGGTACATATATAATACTTGAGTCAAATTGATTCACCTCCAGAAGCCAGAAATCGTATGACACTTTTGTTATTGCTCTAATTTAATCATGCCCCATACTGTTTAAACAAGTTAACCAAAAGGAGCGATCAATGGAAATAAGAATTAGCACAGAAACAATCGATAGTTACGGAGAGCTAACTGTTCACAAGTTTGACACTTTCCGCAAAGCCCGAGCTTATTGGAAGGAACTGTTCGAGGATCAGGTAGAAAAAGGTGGGGGCTATTGGATCTCTTGGGATGGAATCATGAAGGCTTACATCGGCTTCACCGTTCCAAAGAATATGTCTGACAAGGATGCTCAGGAGTGGCAAGGGGCAGTCACGGATTATGTTACAAATCGCGATATCCCCACGGATGCTTATGTCGGATTGATGCGTATGTTTGAACGTCATCTAGACGAGTAACGAGGTCGGGGGGCAGACGCCTCCCTTCTTTTTTCACAACTGCCACTGATTCAATTTGATTCACGACCAGATACTTTTTCCATTGCTCTATTTAAATCAACCGCCATTATAAAAACATAACTTAAACAAAACAAGGAGCTTTACGATGCGAACAATGAATTTAATAATGTGTTGGATCATGGTTATAATGTCATGCTTTTTTCTTGCCATGTGTGTATGGACTTTGGAATGGGAACTTATTGCATGTGGGATTGCTATAACTGGGATTGTTATATTACAACTGAGACATGAGCTAGGGCGAGCATGATCCTGCTTACAGCACTCGCAATCCTCATTGCAATTTTCGTCATGGCTTAATAGCTGTGGCGAAAATACCACACATAAATAAAAAAAGTAAAAAAAGTAAAATAGGTGTTTACAAACCTTTTTTAATTTAGTATTCTATAATTGCCACAACGGCTTAACTTAACATACGGAGTTTAACATGTTAAATACTTTTACAAGTGTTACTAGTGCAGTCACTCAAAAAAATGCACACACTACAGTCAACCAAATGGTTGCTTTTATAAATGCTAATGGTGGCATTCATAAATGGGCTTTACAACTAAACCAAAATGCTCTTTCAGCTAACTCCACTCTCTTCGGTGGTGTTAACAATAAAGGTTCACTTTGGCAACCTATGTTCAAGGCTCAGCAAACACAGTCCTCAGTCGCAGGTGCTATCCTTTGGGCTTGTGTAAATGGTGCAAATATAAATGCCATTAACAAGGTCGGCAAAACAACTTGTCCAAAGGCTCACGCCAAGTTGGTTACTACTACTGTTCCAACAGTATTAAAGCCTATCCCACTAAACCAAATACAAGCTTTATCTCAGCTAAGTGGTTCTAGCATTTTAGCTAATGCCAATAGTGAAAAAGGTTGTCGCCAAAATGGTTTAGGTGCAGTCCTAATAGGTTCCTTTAGCTACCTTGCCAAAGGCACTTATGGTACAAACTTCGGTACACTTGTACCACTAGCTAGTTAAAAACTAGCTCCCCACATCGGGCTATGGCTTACAACCATAGCCCCTTTTTTTGGACCACTTACTTAACATGTTAAGGATCCCCCCCCTGACGGGGAGGAACATGTATGGGCGGTAGGCTATACAGCTTCCGCACAAATCATAGCATGTCAGAAAATTATTTGTACATGACCCCCCTTTTGTGTATATTTGAATTCAGGTTCATGGTCCGTGGAAAATTTTTATAAAAAATGACAAAAGTCCCTTTTAACATACCCGAAGAAAAACTCAGGCATTACTTACGTTTGATGGAAAAACAGAAAGCTTTGTCTACAGCAGAAAAGGCTCGTGGCGATTTTATGCAATACGTTCATTGTATTTGGGAAGAGTTTATACAAGGCGAGCACCATAAGATAATGGCACAGAAGTTTAATGATTTGGCTACTGGGAAAATAAAACGACTTATTGTGAATATGCCTCCACGACACACGAAGTCTGAGTTTGCCAGTTTTTTGTTACCCTCATGGTTGATGGGGCGTAATCCAAAATTAAAGATAATACAAGCTACCCATACTGGAGAACTTGCCGTGAGGTTTGGTCGTAAGGTAAGAAACTTAATGGCAAGTGGCGAATACAACCAAGTTTTCCCAGAAGTAAAGTTACGGTCAGACAGTCTCGCGGCTGGAAGATGGGAAACAAACGATGGAGGAGAATATTTCGCCGCTGGAGTTGGCGGAGCCATAACTGGTCGTGGTGCAGACTTACTTATCATTGATGACCCCCATTCAGAACAAGATGCGATGAGCCCCTCCGCTTTGGAGAATGCTTATGAATGGTACACCTCAGGTCCTCGCCAGAGACTTCAACCTGGAGGAGCGATAGTTATCGTTATGACAAGGTGGAGTGAAATAGATTTAACTGGTAAATTAATGAAGCAACAAGCTAGAGATATTTTGGCTGACCAATGGGAGGTCGTTGAGTTTCCTGCGATTTTACCAGATGGAAAGGCGATGTGGTCTAACTTTTGGAAAGTGGAAGAACTGTTAAAGGTCAAAGCTTCATTGTCAGTTGGTAAGTGGGAAGCTCAGTGGCAACAAAACCCTACAAGTGAAACAAGTGCCTTACTAAAAAGAGAGTGGTGGAAAACATGGGAGAAAGAAGACATACCCCCATTAAGCTATGTTATGCAGTCTTATGATACAGCGTTTTCTAAAAAAG